ACGTGTGCTCTTCCGATCTTATCCAGAAGGAAATTAAAAAGGAGTTTTACAGCCTTTTATCAACAGGTACCGGGACTGCGAAAGGTGTCGGACTGCAGGCTGCATTATCTGCAGCGTGGGGAGCGGTAAAAAAATTCTATGAAGACGAAGATGCTACACCTATTTTCTTTGTATCTTCAGATGATGTCGCTACATATCTTGCGAATGCTCAGGTTACAATGCAGACGGCATTCGGTATGTCTTATATCAGCGATTTCATTGGACTGGGTACACTGGTTGTTTCTCCAGCGTTACCGGCTGGGAAATTGATTGCAACGGCAAAGGAGAATATCCGTGGGGCATATGTTCCTGCAACATCTGGTGACTTAGCCGCATCATTCGGATTGACCTCGGATGCGACAGGGTTAATCGGAATGACACACGCCGTAACCACCGGGAATGCGTCCGTGGAGACGCTTGTATTCTCTGGTGTGCTTTTTTATCCTGAATACCTGGACGGTGTAATTGTGTCCACTATTCAGCCTACACCTGCGCCTGCGGAATAAATTGGGAGTGAAAGGCGGCGGATGATATGGATATACTTGCAAGGGTTGACCGGAGGCTGTCTGGCGAAAATATAGACATAAACTTAGTGCAGGAGTTAATAGATACGGTTACCGACCGTATTTGTATACAGCTAGGTGAAGATAGCCTTCCTAGCGCTTTTGATTCGATTTGCGTTGACGCTGTAGTGAAAATGTATCGCAGAACTTATTACGAAGGAATTTCGTCTGAAGGAACTGCGGACATAAACACATCATTTGTCGATAATGTGCTAAGTGAATACGAGGCGGAAATACAGGGATGGGTATCACGTAAATTGAATAAATTAGGCTCAGGAAGGGTGGTGAGGTTCCGGTGAAGTGGGAAGAGTGCAGCCTGATCAGGAAAGAAAAGGTCGGTGAAGATATGCTGGGGAATGCTGAATATTCCGACGTTCGAGTAAAAGATTGCCTAGGAAGATTTTCGCCGTGGACAAATGAAGAGGTGCACCTTGAAGGCCGGGATATTACACAAAATCAGAGGAAGCTGTTACTGCGGCTTCCTCTTTCTGATTTCCCAACGTGCGAAGAAGTGAGGATTGCAGGACTGAGCTATGAAATAAAAAGAACAATTGATTTATCACCGCGTTTCGTACTCTTACATGTGAAAGCATATAAAGGGGGAAAATAATGGGTAAGGTAAGTATAAAACTGAATAGCAGTGATATCGCAAAACTTGAAAAAGAACTGGAAAGACTTAACGCTATACGGTTTGATGCCGTCCTTAAAAAGAACCTTATACAAATTCTGAATACGGCGCGCAGTGACGGTACTCCTGTAGATTCTGGTGAGCTTAAAAAAAGTTCGTCAATGGAAGGCGGAGAGGTTGGATACACGAATGAATATGCACCACATGTTGAGTATGGACATAGAACCCGAAATGGTGGATTCGTGCAAGGACGGCATTTTTTAAAAGATAACGTTGATGCACAGATGCCTATCTATTATAAGGACCTAAAAGAAGCCCTCAAGAAAGGATGATATATGTATACACAATTGTCGTTTAATGATCTGTTGCTGGCGATTAAAAAGAGAATAGAGGATGGTACTGGAAAGATGTGTTATGATGCAGTACCCAAGGACGCAGCCAGCCCCTTTTATTTCGCCGAGATAATACAAAGTCGGCCGGCAGATACTAAAACTATGTATCGTATGGTTTATCAGGTATGGGTACATTCGATTGCAGAGCCTGGTGCATCGTCAGTACAGATAAATGACTTAATAAAGGGTATGGAGGAGGCTATGACAGATGAAATTGTACTGCCAGATGGTTATGAATTGATCATGCAGACCAACATGGGGGTACAAACTATTAAAACTGATGAGACTAACGAAAAGCACGCGGTATCACTGTATCAGTTCACGGTGTGCTACGGATTTAAATGTAAATGAAAGGAGCAAGTTAATGAAAGGTATAAATTTACAAATGTTTGCCGATGGATATGACAGCGGTGCGTATTGTGACTTTTCTTCATCCGCCGCAAAAGCAATAGGAGGCAAGGATATCCTTCTTGCGGTATGGGATAGTACAGGCGCAAAGTTGATGGCTGTTTCCGGGCAACAGGGGCTTACAATCAACAGGTCAGCGGATTCCATCGAAATAACCAGTAAAGATACACAGGGCGGGTGGAAGTCGAAAATTGCCGGAATGAAAGAATGGAGCATTGATAACGATGGTCTTTATGTTCCTGATCATGATTCTCATAAGGCATTAGCTAAGGCATTTGATGCGGGTGATCCAGTATGTATTAAGGTAGTGAATGGCAAGACGAAAAAAGGAATGTTCGGCGGATTGGCCGTGATTACGGATTATCCGGTAGAAGCGCCTTTTGATGATGCGGTAACATACAGTTTAACACTGGAAGGGATGGGAGCTTTAGTAGACCTTATTGCAACTCCTACTGAACCAGATACCATGCCTGGAGCAAACCCATCCACAATAAATGTGTCAGATGAGAGTAACCCGGAAAGTAAATAATAGGAGGTAGAAAAATAAGATGTTTGAAGCTAATGGGAAAAGATATGAACTGAAGTTTAATCTGAAGAGAATTGAAATGATTGAGAATGCAATGGGAATGCCATCTATGCCAGAGTTGTTTAAAAATAGAGGTATGCTAAGTATTTCATCCCTCAAGGCATATATAGCATATGCGCTTAAAGAAGAGGACAGCGATACATTTGTCAAGCCTAAAGAAGGAATGGAGATGGCGGACAAATTGATCGAGGAGTCTGGATACCTTCCAGTCAATGAGGCGGTAGTCACAGCAATACAGCGTGACTGCCCTTTTTTATTCCCAGCCGGCTAGTAGATTTTGAGTATTTCGGAGGAGACGAAAAAGACAGCGAATATGAGCAAAAGGCAAAGGACTATCAGAAAGAGATAGACTTTGCCTTTTTTGTGGTTAATTTTGGATATTCAAAATCAGATTATGAGATGCTTACTCCGTGCGAGAAAGCATTCATCTATAAAGCTTGGGAGAACAAAGCTGTATCTGATTCCACAATGTTCAGGGATGCTGCCCTGAATGCGATAAGTAATGCATTCCGAAAGAAAAATAAGAGGTTTATCCGGCTTTGGAAGAAAAAACAGAAGAAAGCAAATAAAGACGTCATAAAGGAAAATCTACATGTAATAGAAGAAGCAGAAAAGAAAGAAGGAAAGGGGTGGGTTGATTTAATATACCAAACAAACGGATTGACCCCGCCCAGAAGAAAAGGGGGTAGAAAACGTGTCTGATTATGTATTGTCGGTAGCTGGAAAAGGAGATATGAGTGATATAAAAAAGGCGTTTTCTACAGCTCAGACATCTTTGGATACTCTTGAAAAAAAATTCGAGGCTGTTTCCAAAAAATTTGAGGCAGCGTCTAAAAAATTTGCGCCTATATCCGCCGCAGTTGCAGGGGTTGGGACTGCAAGCGGGAAAATGGCGCTTGATTTTGAAGATAGTATGGCGAATGTCAATACGTTGCTGGATGATCCGTCTCATTTGGAGGGATATAAGAACGCAGTGAGAAGAATCAGTGACAATACGGGACTCTCTCTTGAAACAATGAGTGCAGGTATGTACCAGGCCATTTCTTCATTAGGAGACGGTGGAGAAGAGACTGAACGTATTTTTACTACAATGGCACGATCAGCAAAAGCAGGAGGCGCAGAGGTATCAGACTCCGTAGCACTTATATCTGCCGGTATGAAAGGATACAACGATGTTTCCAATGAAACGGCGCAGAAAATATCTGATTTAGCATTCCAGACAGCGAAGTTGGGAGTTACTACTTTCCCGGAAATGGCAAAATCTATGCAGCCGCTTTTCCCTTTGGCTAATTCATTGAATTTGTCATACGAAGAATTATTCGGAAGCATGGCTACCTTAACTGGTGTAACTGGAAATACTGCGGAAGTATCTACACAGCTTAAAGCTGTATTCTCGAATCTTATGGCACCAACAACTGCGATGCAAGGCGTAATAGAAAAATACGGTTACTCTTCAGGTCAGGCGATGCTTGAAAGCGAAGGACTGGCAGGTATGTTAAAAATAGTTCAGAATGAGACTGGCGGACAGGCTGATAAAATGGCCGAACTATTTTCAAGTACAGAGGCGGTAACGGCTATGACGGCCCTCACAGGTTCACAGTTCGATACTTTCAATGATAAACTGGGTCAGATGAGTGACGCTGCCGGAGCTACAAATGCAGCATATGAAAAGCTACAGACCAA